CCGAGTACGAGAATGGTGACAAGCGGATCACGCACCTAGACTGAGGAGAACAATGGTAGAGCGAGTAACAGTGAACGAGGGGGCATCACCGGAGAAAGACGAGGCCCAGAAGCAGCACGACGCTGCCATGGCTGAGAAGTCTGGTGATACTCGCTTCCGTGTCACGGAAAAAGACGATGGTGGTGAAACGACTCAGCGTGAGTTCGGCGGCGAACCCGAGTCCAAGCCATCTGCCGAGAAGCCCGAGTGGCTCCCCGACAAGTTCTGGGATGCCGAGAAGGGTGAGGCGCGTTACGAAGACTTGAGCAAGTCTTTCTCGGAGCTGGAGAAGCAGTTCCACGATAGCCGCCGTAACGAAGAGCCTGAAGAGAATCAGGCCGAGGACGAGAACGAGAAGGCTCCTGAAGAGCAGACCCCTGAGACCCAGAATGCGGTGCAGAAAGCCGCCGACGAATGGGCGCAGAAGGGCGAGCTGACTGACGAGACGATTGCCGAGCTGGAGAAGGCTGGTATCCCCCGTCAGATGGTGGACACCTATGTTGCTGGTGTCGAAGCCTCACAGGCACTCTTCAAGGAACAGGCGAACAAGATTACGGACGGGAAGCTCGATGATGTCCTTGAGTGGGCTGGAGAGAATCTCTCGGAGAAGGAGGCCAACTCCCTGAACCGGATGTTGGAAGACCCCGAGACCTACCAGACTGCACTCACGGGACTGTACGCCCGCTTTCAGCGTGAGGCGAACATCGAACCCGGGAACACCGTTGGTGGTACGCCTGCCAGTGAGAGTGGGGAATACTTCAAGAGCGCGGCAGAAATGACCCGCGCCATGGGTGATCCCCGCTATGCGCAGGACAGTGCGTTCCGAGCCGAAGTCGAAAAGAAGGTCGCCCGTGCGCTCAAGCGCGGAGTGAACCTCTACGCCTAAAGTCTCTCGTCGCGTTTCCTCCTCAACGCGGCAACCTCCGGGGCTCCTACGGGAGCCCCCTTTTTTCTCTAGGTCATGCGCAGGGCGCAGGAGCGGCTCCAAACCGCACCGAGCAGGGTTCGAGTCCTTGATGGCCTGTCAAACAACCACCCCTGTTGCTTCATGCGGCAGGGCGCGGGGCCTCTTCGGAGGCCTCTGCTTACCGAATACCGGGGAGCGGCCACTCCCCAACCCGGATGCTTTTGGCCGAGCGTCCGTAACCCAACTCCCAGAGGAACTGTCGGCCCTGCTACGGCGGGACAACCTTCAGAGATACGGGACAGGGTAATGCCAACAATCCAATTCAACCAATCTACAAAGGAGCAATCAGCTAATGGCTGACGCAACTGTTTCCCGCGTAGGTCAGGCTGATCTGGCTGGTGACGTTAAGGCTCTGTTCCTTAAGGTCTTCGCTGGTGAGGTTCTCACTGCGTTCGAGCGCAGCGTGATCCTGAAGCCGCTGCATCGTCAGCGTCAGATTTCCAGCGGTAAGTCCGCTCAGTTCCCCGCGACCTACAACGCCTCTACGGCGTATCACACCCCCGGTGCCGAGATCACTGGTGGTCAGATCGCGCATAACGAGGTGGTCGTCACGATTGACGATCTTCTCATCTCGCCGGTCTTCGTCGCCAACATCGACGAGGCCATGAACCACTATGACGTCCGCTCCATCTACTCGACGGAGATGGGCCGCGCTCTGGCGCAGGCCTACGACGCCAATGTGGCTCGCACTATCATCAACTCCGCTCGCGGTGCTGCCCTGTTCACGGGTGACACTGGTGGCGAAGAGATCACCGACGCCGACGCCGACTCCAACGCTGTCTCGCTGGCTGGCTCCATCTGGGCCGCGAAGCAGGCAATGGAAGAGAAGGACGTCCCCGTCGAGACCACGGATGTCCACGCGGCTCTCAAGCCCGCTCAGTGGTATCTGCTGGCGCAGGAGCCGACCCTCATCCTGAACCGGGATGTGGACGGTGACGGCAGCTACTCGAAGGGTAGCTTCTCGATGATCGGTGGTGTCCGTGTCCACAAGTCCAACAACCTCCCGTGGGGTGTGGACGACAGCGCGAACGCTGACCTCAATTCCAAGTATCAGGTGAACATGGCGAACACCGTCGCTGCGGTCTTCACTGAAGCCGCTGCTGCGACTGTGCAGCTCATGGGCCTGAGCATGGAGTCGGAGTACGACATCCGTCGTCAGGGCACCCTGATGGTCGGTAAGTATGCCGTGGGTCACGGTACGCTGCGTACCAAGTGTGCTGCGGAGATCAAGACTGCCTAAGCGGTAGTCCTGACCGACAACTCAACCCGAAAAGCCGGGGGGCCTAGCCGCCCCTCGGCTTTTTTTTGCTTCTGAGGAACGAACATGACCAACCCGATGCAGCCCATGACGAAGCTCGATGCAGTCAATCAGATGTTGGCAAGCATCGGGCAGGCTCCGCTCAACTCCCTCGATACCACGGGCATCCGTGACGCCGCTATTGCCGAGCTATCACTGGATACCGAGACCCGTGCAATCCTGAATCTGGGCTGGAGCTTCAACACCGACGAGGAGTGGGAACTCACTCCCGACGTGAACGACAACATCTTGATCCCGGCGAACACCCTGTGGGTAGACCCGTGCGATCACACCAAGAACTTCGTGGTTCGCTACAACAGCGACACCCAGATGTTCTGGGACAAGGACAACAGAACCTTCACGATCACCGAGCCCGTGAAGGTGAACATTATCTGGGCGCAGGACTATGAGGAGCTGCCGCAAGTGGCGCGTTCCTACATCGCTGTCCGCGCCGCCCGAATCTTCCAGAGCCAAGTGATCGGCTCTGAGGTTCTCTTCCAGTTCACCGCGCAGCACGAAGCGGAAGCCAAGGCTGCACTGGACAAGCTGGAGACCAGAACCAAGGACACCAACATGCTGCGGTCAGCGGTAGACACCAACCTGATCTTCACGCGCCGCAGGAATCCGTCGAGGTACTACTGATGGGGAACCTTGTAAGCTCCCACATCCCTTCCCTGTTCAACGGTGTCTCCCAGCAGCCCCCGACCCTGAGGGTTCCCTCTCAGTCTGAGGCTCAGGTGAACACCTACAGCACAGTGGCGAACGGGGTGCGCAAACGTCCCGGCTTCGAGAACGTCTCAAAGGTCTCGGACACCGCACTCGACGGATCGTACATCCACACCATCAACCGAGACGCTGACGAGAAGTACATCGTCGTCATCACCGATGGTGACCTCCGCGTCTTCGACATCGATGGTACTGAACAGACGGTGAACTTCCCGGCTGGGAAGGACTACCTGAACAACAGCGACCCCGTGAGGGGTTTCTCTGTGGTCTCCATTGCGGACTACAGCTTCGTGGTCAACAAGTCCGTGACTGTTGCCGTGAAGCAGGCACCCAGCACCCAGCCCCCGGGCATCTCTTCGGGTGACCTCTTCCTGCCCTCTGGGTGGGTTGACCCGGACTCCTTACAGGCCGAGGTGCAGAGCCTTTACTTCGCCCCTCCGATTGAGCTGGCGAAGCGTGAGGGCAAGGTGCAGACCTTCGAGAAGCTCCCCACTGCTGAGGACGACAACCCACCGTCGAACGGTGATTGGTGGATCGTCTCTGGCTACGACGAGAACTCCTTTGGCACGTTCTATGTGCAGCGTGTGGGAGGAGTCTGGGAGGAGAGCTTCCTGCTGTCCTACATGGATGGCACCAACGGCTACTCCAAGACGCTCGATGAGGCGACCATGCCCCACGGCTTGGTTCGCATGCCGGATGGCACCTTCGAGTTCAAGCCGTTCGCTTGGCCCGTCCGAAAGGTGGGCGATGAGCTGAGTAATCCACCCCCGAGTTTCGTGGGACAGACCATCAGCGACATCTTCTACTACAAGAATCGGCTGGGTGTGCTGGCTGGCGAGAGCGTCGTGTTCTCCGAGGCTGGCGGCTACGGCAACTTCTGGCGCACCACTGTTACCGATCTGCTGGACTCCGATCCGGTGGACGTTGCGGTCAGCTCGACCAAGGTGTCGATCCTGCGCTATGCGGTGCCCTTCCAGAACCACCTGATGCTCTTCGCGGATCAGACGCAGTTCACCCTCAACGTGGATGAGCTGCTGACTCCGACCTCCGTGAGCATCGACGTGGTCACCGAGTACAGCATGAACAGCAGGGTACGCCCTGTGGGCATCGGCCCCGATGTTTACTTCGTGACCCCGGTGGGCGACCACTCACGGGTGCGCGAATACTTCGTGCATCGGGACAACGACCTGAGTCAGAACTCAGCTACCGATGTCACCGCTCACGTTCCCAGCTACCTCCCGAAGGAAATCTTCGACCTCGCTGGTAACTCCAACGAGGATGTTCTCTTCGCCCTGTCCGACGAGGCTGGGCATCAGAACCGCATCTACGTCTACAAGTTTTTCTTCGATGGAGAGGGACGAGTGCAAAGTGCGTGGAGCTATTGGGAGCTGGACGAAGGCGGCACGATCCTCATGGTCGAGGCCTTGGACAACAAGGTCTATGCCCTGATCGAGCGTGCTGATGGGGTCTACCTAGAAGCCGCCGACCTTCAGGCCGAGCTGGTGACCGACGCACTGAGCTTCCAGATTCTTCTGGACAGGCTCGACAGCGTGACCGGTTCCTATGACGGCATCGAGGACGAGACCACCCTGACATTGCCCTACCCCGTCCCCGCTGGGACGCAACGGGACAACTTCAGGATCGTCCGTGGGTCAGGCTTCGGTGCCCAGAGCGGCGCGTTGTGTGACCCCTCTCAGTACGAGTGGGTGAACGACACCACAGTCAAGGTGCCCGGAGATGAAACCGCAGGACTCCTGTGGTTCGGCGTCGGGTACACCATGGAGTACGAGTTCTCTGAGCAGTTCGTCATGAACGGGGATCGCGCTGTCACCACAGGCAGGCTCCAGCTCAGAACCTTTGTCGTCTACTACACCGGCACTGCCTACTTCCAGACCTCCGTTGCCCCGTATGGCACCGACCCACTGGTCGAGGATGTCGTCCCCGCGAACCTCTCTGCGTTCACCGGGAAGACCATCGGCAACGAGGCCCTTCAGTTGGGCACTCCGATCTTCGACGAAGGCAAGTACGCATTTCAAATCTACGGCTCCTCCAGAGACGCCAAGGTGAAGCTCATGAACGACAGCCATGTGCAGTCGATCTTCACCTCTGCGGAATGGGAGGGCATGTATCACAACAGAGCGAGGGTTATCTAAATGAACTGGCAAGTAGAAGAAGCACGAACAGCGCATATCTTCCGGCTTGCCCAGACCCTCAGAGAAGCCGACAGGGAGGAGGTCATGGCATCAGCAGGGGCATCACCCCTTGAAGCCTTGAACTCCTCTCTGCTGGCCTCTCAGGCGGCATGGACGCTCCTTATCGAAGGGAGGCCTTCCGCAATGTGGGGAGTAGCACCGAGTCACAGCCCGGAGATGGGTGTGGCATGGATGCTGGCAAGCGACGAGATATATCAGAGCCCCAGAAAGGTCTGGACTCTGAGCAAGAACTTTGTGGCCGGGATGCATGAACTGTATCCCGTCCTTGGAAATTGGGTAGACGAGCGGAACAAGGTGAGCCAACGCTGGCTCATGCGCCTTGGTTTCCTGCCGGTGGGCGTTGACCGCACCTTCGGCGTAGCTCGCATCCCCTTCACGAAATACGAGAGAGACATCAGAAATGTGTGAACCGACGACCCTTGCCATCATGGCGATGGCTGGCTCTGCTGCAAGCACGGCTGGTCAGATGTCGCAGGCTCGCGCCACCCAGAAGGCCCTTGGTCAGCAGCGTGAAGCGCAGGCCGAGGAGATCAACGCACAGGTAAGCCAGAAGGCTGGTGATCGCGTTGAAGCGGCCCGAGCCGAGCGAGCCCGTCTGCGTGTTGCTGCGGGTGAGGCTGGTGTATCCGGCAACTCCTTCGAGGCTCAGATCATGGACACCGTGATGCAGCAGGAAGAGGACATTGGCCGAGTCATGATGGGTGGAGAGTTCCAGCAGCGAGCCTCTGAAGTGAACTACAAGTCTGCCATGGCCCAGAACCGAGGGCCGAGCCCACTGGCGGCAGGCCTGAACATCGCTTCTTCCGGGGCCAGTGGATACGCCACCGGACTACAGATTAAGACCATGAGGGAGGGAGGTAGCTAATGGCTAGACCTACCGCCTCCCGACGTACCCGCAGGGCGCGGGTGCAGTCCACAGAACAGAACAACGTAACGGGCGTCTACGCCCCCTCCTACGCCCAAGGGGACAGCGAGTTTGGCCGAGCAGCTCAAGAGCTGGGACAGGCCCTCGACAACTCCCTTGGTGCCATCACGGAACTCGACAAGCAGCTCATCCAGCGCGACCAGCGCAAGGCCGCTGCTGATGTTGCTACGGGCGATACCAAGGAAGACGGCTCCGAGGCCTACCTCAACATGGTGTCTGTCCTTCAGACCGAGGCTGACTTTGCCTTGATGAAGGACGACATGGCATCGGCTCTGGACAAGAACCAGTGGCTCGACATGGAGGAAGCCGAGGTCGATTAGTTCATCGACAACGAATTCCGTAGTCGCTGGGATGCCATCGCGGAGGACTCTCCGCATGCTGCAAAGGTACTGGCCCCGAAGATGTTGGAGTACCGCATGGGGCTGCTGACCCAGCACAAGCAGGAGCAGCTCAAGCGTGAACGGGAAACCCGGGACGCTGATCTCCAGATTTCCCTTCGTGACGAGTACAAGACCTCAGGCACCATCGACTACGAGACCTTGGGTGAGCGTGTTCGCTTACTGAGGGCTGACGGCAAGGAGCGGCGCGAGCTATTCGCTGGCGTCATCTTCGATCTGGCGATCCAGAACGGTGACCCGGAGCTACTGGACAATGCCCCCAAGCAGTTCCCCAACGGAGCCCCGACGATCTTCGCCCTTCCCGAATGGAATGGAGCAGTGGCGAAGGCGCGGAACGCTGCCGAGCAGGAGCGCAAGCGTCGGCAGACCCAGCTAGAGAACGACATCAACGCAGCGCAGGCTGAAGAGCTTCGTCAGCAGGGACTCACCGTAGCTGCTGCGTTGGTCAACGGGCAGAACCCATGGCCTGCCATTCAAGAGTATGCCGAGATGCCGGGAGCTAAGGGCTCTGAGGTTCTCGCCTTCGAGTCTGCATGGCAGCGCATCCGAGACGACAGGGAAGAGCGCGATGCTGACTTCACGGACATTGCCATCATGGAGACATCCATCATGGCTGGTGAGGTCGAGTTCGTTGACATCTTCAGCGCATACGCCGATGGCACCCTCGGCTCAGGACAGGCCGCAAGGCAGGAACTGAGTCGGCTGCTGGGCGTGTGGCGCGGACGTGAGCGCGATCTCAACTCCGACCAGCGTGTGCGGCACTCCGCATACGAGCGGCAGATTCGAGAGACGTTCAATCCCAACCCCGGGATGGGCATGCCGAGGAACCAGACCCTCGCGCAGATTCAGCTTGAAGCGATGCGTGAATTCCAAATGCGCGTCACTCAGGCTACCGGCGACGTCAACCCGCAGGAGATCACAGACGAGATCATCCTGAAGTACCAGAGTTCTCTGGAGCGTCGTAAGGAGATGCGTCGTGGAGGCGAAGGCCTTGAGCCCCTCCGGGCTATCCACGGGCTGTCCCGAGGAGAAGTCCCACCGGCTGAGTTCCTTATGTACAACATCCCGATCTCGCAGATCAACACGTTCCACCAGAATGGTGAGATCACCGACGATCAAGCACTCATGGTCTTACAGACCATCGAAGACAGCATCTACCCAATCGCACCTAATTTGAAGGAGTAATCCATGGAAAACCGCACCGAACAGGAGCATCTGAATGCTCTCGTTGGGCGGCTGCAAGAGTCGCAGGAGGCCGAGGCCGAGGAGGCTCAAGCCGAGCTGCCCGAAGCTGACGCTCCCGCGCCTGTGGAGACTCCCGTAGAGGAGGCACCGATCCGCCCCCGCAGCGTTGCGGAGCGTTTCGAGGCAGTGGAGACCAAACTGAACTCCGCTGCCGTACAGGTGCGTGAAGAGAGACGCAACTTCGAGACCGGCAAGAAGGTCATGGACGAGCAGAAGGCGCGGTTCGACGCCGACGCGCGGGGCCGCGTCTTCCAACTCGCGCTGGCTGAGGGGGACATGCGCCTCCTCACGGAAACCGAGGAGTCCCTCCAACAGAAAGAGGACGCCGAGGCCCAGCGTGAGCAGCTCATCGCCAACATCGATCCCGATGACCCGATGCACCCCGACAAGCTGGCAGCGGAGAACCGTCGTCAGCTCATGGAAGACCTCCGTGGACGGGCGGCTGACATCGTGATCGACGGGGGCCGACAGGCTCTTGTCTCGCTGGCTGAAGAGCTGCACGTCCTTGCGGTGGACTTTCAGGAAGCCGTGATCCCCGGCTACATCTGGTTCAACAACAAGTTCGGTGCGTCCGAGGATGACATCCGAGCTGGCTATGACACCGTCAAGCTCTCCTTCCCTACGGAGACTATGGCTGGTGCCGCCACCGCTGGCGTCATTCAGTTCATGGCCGCTTTCCTTCCGGCACGTCGAGTGCTGACTGCCACGAAGGCTATGAAGGAAGGTCTTGGAGTCGAGATTGTCGCTGGCATGTTCGCTGACGGCTTCGCTTTTGATCCGAACGACCCCAACCTAGTCAACATGCTGGATGAGC